GCCCATGTTTTTAGCCCAGTCTTTACCCTCGTCTTTCCAATACTTATAATAATTGCAATTAAGACTTGCCTGGAATGCAAGGCTCTTCGGCAGATCCGAGAATATCGAATGCCACGAAATCATACAGTCTTGTTTGACACGAGGAACAAAGTGCCAGTGTCTCCATGTATACTGAGAATCGTACAGTATATTTTGACCCACAACCGACACATTCTGATGGGTTAGTACAAGTCGTAATAACCATACTATCCATGTTTCTTCCTCCAACCCCCAATAACCTGTGCGGTTTTCGACGCACATAAAAGGCATGCAGATCGCTTCAGTCAAAGACCAAGAAATCCCTGCACAGGCAGTATGCCCTCGACGGGTTTCCAGATCAAACGATAATCTAAGCTTTTCACCTGAATCGAGTCTTGAGAGTAAGTGATTAAGTACTGAGCAGGTAGTTGTGAAGTTAGGCCTAATAATAAACTTCCATTCAGGTCGTTTAAAGGTTTCTCCATTACGGAATCGTACAGCTCTTTTAAGATCTTGGACAACTGTGGATCTCCAAGACCATTGATGCAAGACAGCCGCAGGGTGATAGGTAGGGATGACTTGAGATCGTCGATCTGTAAGATCTTCATTTAACATACTCCCGCGCCAGTTAGTGATTCCCCACTGGCCAGTTAAAGCCCATAAGGCGAGGTTGCCAAAAGGTATAATGATGTTGGGTTGGACTGAAAGAATTTCAGCTCGCAAGGCGCCGACGCCGTTATGGATCTCCTGGGTAACCCACTTGTCGCGCAGAGGCGCGTGGCGAGAGGTTCGGTCCTTTTCGGACTTCGCTATAAAATGTTTTAGGTCGTTGTCAAAGGGGCGGGTTTTAGAAACGTTAGTCACAAAGCATTCGCTTCGCGATATGCCTGCCTCGCCTAACAGCTTGTTGAGTTCGCCGCCGGACGCCCCGACGAAAGGTTCGCGGCGACGTTCTTCTTCTTCGCCTGGGGCTTCACCGACCAGCATTATGCGGGAAGGAATAGGCCCGGAAGAAGGGACTATGATCCCAGGCATTTCAGTCTAACCCCTTCAGCCTAGTTATAGCCGTTCCATAAGCTGCTGCGTCCATTTCAACATAAGTTGCTCTGCATTTAAGAGAATGCGCTGCAGGAATAATAGTCCCCGTCCCACCAAAACAGTCAAGTACCGTATCCCCAGGACGAACAGAACGACTAAGAAGATCAATGTATAAATTAACTGGCTTTTGGGCTTGGTGGTTAAGATTTTCATCTGAAGGCCATGTGAGAACATCTGGCTTGAGTTGAAGAACCGGGCGGTCACCTTTTATAGCGTAGAGACAGAGTTGATACTTTCGTTGTGGACCAGACTGTGGCCAAGGGGCTCGTTGACCTGTAGGGTTAACCCAGACCAGCGGAGTACGAAAGACACGCCAGCCGGCTTCTTGAAAGAAAGATTTAAGCAAGATGAAGTTATCCACATCACAGAAGACATAAGCATGAGCTTGGGGTTTGCAGAGGCGAAAGGACTCAACTGCCAAGAATTGAATAAGCTTATTCCAATAAGTCCAGGAATCATCGTAGAAGTGAGATCCTTGGGCCTTCCCATCAGAGTCACTAAACTTATCGGCGTCGATGCCGTAAGGTGGATCGGTGAGGATAACATCAAAGGATTCCTTTGGAAGATCTGGAAGGATCTCGCGGCAATCGCCTTGGTAGAGAGAATGGACTTGAGACGAAAAGGTCACTCCAATCTTGGCGGCGAGATCGGCGTTACGTTGGAGTTCTTCTCTACGCTTGAGGAGTTTGAAAGCGTCGCCGGCGCTTTTAGCCTTTTGGACTTCAGGATCAGTAAGATGTTTAGAAACAAGGATCTCGACTCTGGTAGCTTGTTGTGATGTAGGTGTAGTTCCACGGATTTCACGAGAGATGTCTTCGATAGTTGGCGGCGGCGAACCAGTTCTAAGAGCTCTTTCTTGTCTAGCCTTTAACAGCAACGCCGTTGCTTCAGCCTTTTCCTGCCAGGCTAAATCAACCCTTCGTATGTTTTCCTCTAACTCCATTTCGAAAGCATCTAAAGGATCGACTTCACCGATGTAAAGGCAAGGAACAGAGCCTTCGTTAAAAGAGTATTCGCCGCAACGAACTGTTTCACCAAACCCCCAGATGTAATTCATAGCTTTTAATCGACGTTCGCCGGCGACCAAGGTAATATTCCCTTCGTCGTCTTTACGAACTATCACTGGGTGCAGCAAGCCTAGTTGGCTTATAGACCCCGCTAAAGAAACAACATCTTCAGGCTTGAATTCTTTCCGCTGTCGCTTTTTAGAGATCAGAATGTCTTTAAAAGGAATGGAATGAAGTTGCATAATGGTGAAAGATTCCTTTAAAGTTAAGACTTTTTGATCTTAGAGAGATCTATTTTAGAAAGATCTTTTATTGATTTAGAGCTGTTTATTCCTGGAGTTAAGATCTTTTGCCTTAAAGCCTGTTCTTGCATTTGTGTAAGAACTGCTACACAAGCTTCAGGAAATTTAGCAATAGCTTCTTCCAGAGAAGTAACGTTTTCTATAGGGAAGTTAATAGGCATTGACTGCCCACGAACTAGAATCATGCAAGAAGCACCGAAAAACTCTTGTCGCATAGGATCACGTTCGCCGGTAAGAGTTACAGGTATTTGGCGGTAGATCGTTCCGGCGGTCTGGTCAGTATAAGTTTCCATGCGATAAAGATTCTGGACAGTGAATTTGTTGACTTGGATGTCCATAAAGTATAAGCCTTGGAAAGGAATAAAAAAGAGAGCGAGTGGAAGGGAAGTTTTCCAACTCGCTCTGGAAAGTAACTTAGCGCTAGAACTAACCGTCTAACGACTAAGCCTTTGCAACCGATTCGATTTTGTCGTAGACTTCACCCTCGTAAGGGTCGTGCTTGATCTTACAGAGAATAAATCGGCCTTCCATAGCTCGGATGGAGAAGGAGGCACCGGCGACATTAAGATCTAGAGCTTCACGGTACTTCCGCAACTTGTTGTTCTTTCCCGGGGAGTAGTCGATCGATCCTGATTCAGTCAAGTCAAGCATAATACCATCGACGATGTTGACTTTGTCAATACCTACGAATTGAAGGACGCCTGGCGGCGCTGCAGTTAGATCAAACTCAACAGTAACGTCAACAACGATACCGCCTTGGGTGGGGTCCTTGCGACCAGTCCACGGGCGGGCGACGATCTTGGTTATATGGCCGGTGAGAACAGTACCTGCTGGAATAGGCGGGCGTTTAACCAAGACTTCAGTAGTCGAAGCGTCTAGGAAAGATTGAGGATCAAAGAGTGATTCTGACATGGATGAAAAGTATCCTTGGTTGATGAGATAAACTGTGTAAAGAATTAAGGGTCTACGATTGAACTTAAGGTTGGATGACTTTAATTGTTGAACTGAATTTACCTCCTCTGGATTTCCATTTGGCGAAAACTTGAGTGAAGGAAGGAATGATGCCGTCGGCGATCGGTAGGTTACGGGCTTTAAGATCTGCTTGAGCATTGGCTGTAGACCACGAGAATTTAGTTCCTTCGCGAGTAGAAAGGATTACATCGCTGAACATTGGAGGGATTTTAGGGGCTAAAGCCCTGCCGAGGGTAGAGACTGTTAACTTCACGCCGCCGAAGACTTGATCGACTTCCCTTTCTATATGGGAGGTCAAGACAAAGTGGCACTTGGTCCCGTCGCAGCAGTTACGAAGGAACTTCTCGATTTGGTCCTGAGCTATCCCCCAGTCACGTTGGTCCTTGAGGGGCTTTTGGCCGATGACTAAAGACATAGCGATAGGATTGATGCCGGTGAGAGAGTCAACGGCGAAGCAACGATCCGGCCCCCATTTGTCTATAGCGCCGAACTTTTTACCAGTGCGGTCGTCTGGGAAGTCAGCACAGGCGCGTAGAAGTACGACGAACTGGTTGGACTTCGCGCGGTCAGGATCGGTCATTTTGAACAAAGCGTCCATGGAGTAAGTGTTTACTTTGTTGGCTGACTCTGCCAGGGTTGAGAATGAGTCTGGTCCTCGCGGCAATACATGCCAGTGCACGTTGGCTGGAACTGGCAGACCACGATCGGCCCAATAACCGAGCAAGGTTTCGAGTCCGTTTTCGGTAAAGAGACAGAACAACTCGACACCTGCGTCAGCGATAGTGCCAAGAGAAGTAGTTTTGCCTGTGCCAGTAGGGCCTTCGATAAGAACGTTGACGCCGGGGAGAAGGGAAGGTTCTTCAATTGGGACTCCAGGAATTTCAACCGTGACAGGACTATCCACTTGGCTTAACCTCTACTTCTAAGATTTCTGGATACGTGCCTATAGTAGCTGCACGGATGATTAGTCCAAAGTTCTTGCCGTTTAAGAACTGGTCGAAGCGTTTCTCCCCGTGGAGGGACTTGGCTACAGTAGCTTCTACAGCTTCGCGTTCGCCAGTATATTCGATAATACGCAGCACCCTAACAAGGCCGCTCATTTCACCGCTTCCTTTTCCAATCGTCCAATCTCCCTGGCCAAATACCATTGAGCCTTGCGAAGATCCTTCAGCGTTGAACCCTTTTCGTCTGATCGCCAGATATATTTAACAGCGTTACCTCTGTTAAAGTTAAAGTGCTCGGTGATCTGAATACACTCTATCCCTGAAGGATGTTGGGTGTAGTGAAAAGGATGATTGATGTTGTCAGCGCGAGAAGCTTCAGCACAAGCATTAAC